GGGCAGTCGGTTTGGAAAGGTTCAAGCCTCCTAGAAAAAGGGTGGGGGGGTATGCTAAACATACTCCCTATTGGCTTTCTCCACATGAACCTTGATCTTCTTACTAACCTGTTTTCCCCCATTACCATGCTCTTCGTTGTGACAACTTAAGCAAAGGCTCTCCAGGTTATCCATGTCCAAACCCTTGCTCCAATCGTCTGTAAGATGCACGATATGATGGACCATATCTGCTTGAGTGATCTTCTTCTGTTCTAAACATCGTTGACAAAGATAATGATCTCTGGTAAGGACTGCTTCCCTGCACTTCTTCCAGGCTGTGCTATTGTAGAAGTCTCTAGCTTCTTTATTACGTTTGTACTTGTCATACACCCTGGCTTGTTCTTGCCTATTCATCCGATCATCTGCCCCTCTAAGCTTTGACTTAGGAGACTCATGTCTTTTACTATCTTCTCGCGTAAAGCTATTTGCTCTTTTTCCAATTCTTTCAGCCGTTGCTGTTCCTGTCTTATCTTTGAATCTGTGAGAAGCACCGTGTATTCTTTCCCGCATCTAGGACAGATGAAGTAGGTTTTCTCTATGTCTGCTTTGACATTTTTAGTCTTGACTTCCCCCACCAAAAATTCCCTCTTGCATCCGTCATTACACGTTACTTTCATCCTGACACCTCCTTCGTCTGCTAAACATGTGGTTTTAACGCCATAAACGACCGTTTGAGACGTTTTTATATATTATCCAATACTTTGGTCATCTGATAAACAGAATCGCTCTATGAGTCTCTCAGAGCGTCTAGTGAGGTGTCCTATCATGTACGTCTATCCTAGTACTGCACTCACCCTGTTATAAAGGTGTATTGCCCTTGGATTCTCATGCTGTGTCTATTTAGCATCTGAGATGGTAGCTTCATGCGTTAATACTCTCTGGTTTAGAAGGGAACGTCTATTGAGCGTATCCTTCTCTTCATTCTCATTCCCATTGCTATATCACATGAGTTTGTTATTTCATCTCACTCAACTCCTTTGCTATTGATCCTGAGTTGATTGTTCTCTGATTCAATCTCTCTATCCATTTCAGTATCTCTATTTAAATTTAATAGACTAAGGTAAAGGACTTATACTCTATTTGATTTAACAGACAGATGGCTCTTTCTAAAATCCCTTTTCAGATTTTAAAAAATCCCTCGAAAATGCAATTTGCGAGTATATTATTATTCTTATTCATTCTTAGTCATTCTTGTTTATATCCGCGAGCTGTTACTTTGCTGTTACTTTACTGTTACCCCAAACATTTTTGATAGGCTCTAATCCCTTGATATATAAGGGTTTAAGGTGTTACTTTGCTGTTACCCCAAAACGAATGTTGTAACTTTTTTGTAACCTTTTTATGAAAACGGAAAAAGTCGTTTTCATAAACCTTTAAAAACGTCTCTGTGAAGCCAAATTCTTGGCTTCGTTTATTCAATATAAGATATTTTTATGGTATGGATCGAATGGTTCTAACTGCCTCTAAATGAACGTTTATAAGTCAATTATTTGATCAGTATCTTATTGTTGGTTTCATCGAATGAACTTAGTAATGACCCTTTTACTACATGTGTAAAAACACTTGCGTTTTCTATTTACACGTGCAATAACATGTGTTATAATGAAATCAGAAAGGAGGTAAACATGGTCAACCTCAATAAAGCATACTCATCAAGAGAGGTTATCAAAATCCTAAAAGAGGATGGCTGGATACATAAAAACACCGAAGGCGACCATTGGCACTTTATTCATCCCACTAAAAAAGGAAAGGTGACTGTACCCCATCCGAAAAAAGGCTTGAAACGCCGAACAACAAAAAGTATCTTTGAGCAGGCAGGGCTTATATAAGTCCTGTCTCTCCCAAGGAGGTTTATATATATGAAATACATTTACCCTGCTGTTTTTAGCCCCGGCGAACCAGACGAAGGAGGCTTTACTGTCACATTCCCTGATCTTCCTGGATGCATCACAGAAGGTGATGATCTGGAAGAAGCCCTACGCATGGCAAAAGATGCTCTTGGCGGCCATTTATACCTGATGGAAGAGGATGGCGACGAAATACCTCGTTCATCACAACCAGACTCTATAAAGCTTGAAACTGGAGAATTTGTTTCTCTTATTCAGGCTAATACAGATTTCATCCGCGAAAGGATTCAGAGTAAGGCCGTGAATAAGACCGTCACTCTTCCAAAATGGCTTAATGATGTAGCAGCGGAAGAAGGCATTAACTTTTCTCAGACTCTTCAGGATGCATTAAAACAAAAGCTTGAAATCAAAGACTTCTCCTAATGGGGAAGCTTTTGACAGCTCATATACTTTAATTTCGCGCTATTGCAGCATTCGCCCACATCACAACTTGTTCTAAATTTGTTAGGCCCAATGATTTTTCCCGGCTGTTCGGACAAAGGTCATCAATCAGGCAAGCCAGTTCTTTTGCTTTTTCTCGGATTGCCGTATATTTTCCGGGTTGTCCCTCTTTTGGTGCGTGGTATTTAAAGTTATTTTCAATTTGTTGTTTCATCCTTTTACCTCCAAAATTAAAATAGAAAAAGAGAGGAACCAGAATCGGTACCCTCTCTTTCTTTGTGGCCATGCTATAAATATAACTTATCAAAATCCAAATGACTGATACAAAAACGTTATTTTTTTTGGAAAAATCCCGAAGAAAATTCGAATTGGTTTCTGTGTTTCAAAACATGTTATATTGGAGATGTGGTTTGAAATACGTAAAATTAATCTTTAATAACCCCTAGAGGAGTTATGACATCTATTTGACCATCAGAATCTACTACAATCCTTTGAATAAGTCTGCTAAGTATTATTCTGGTTTTTTCCACATCATCATAATTCCCCATCGTTACTAACTCGTCTACACTTTGCTTTATTTCTTTTCTAATTTTTTCGAAATCTTTGTCATGTCGTTCATTTTCAGTTAGTTTAATTACCTTTTCTTCAAGCTGTAAGATTTCTTTTTCGTATTCTTCCTTTTCAAATCCGTACTGTTTTTCATCTATTTCTCCTAACATCTTACTTTTTCTCAATTCAAACAATAGTCTTCGGTTTGATTCTATAAGCTTGTTGATTTTATCAATCTCTTTTCCAATGTTTTGATTAATACTGCTAACGAAATTGATACTGTACTCTGATCCAGTTTCGCTATTAATCATTTTTTTTAATTTTTCAACGACCCACGAAATAACCTCGTCTCTAAAATCGTAATAAGGAATCCACTTGTCATTAGGGCATCCGGAAGCACCGTGTCTTCTACGCTTACTACAAATCAAATACCTATATTTATCTGATTTTTTGCAACTAGCTGTGACCATTGCAGACCCACAATGTTTACAATAGATAATCTTTGCAAAAACGTTGACATATTTCCTTCTCCCCCCTCTCTTTCCCCCACCTCTAATTTGCCTTATTTCTTGTGCTTTCTTATATAGCTCTTGACTTATAATCTCTGGGTGCGTTCTTTTCTCACTTTTTTGCCAAAGCTCTTGATCTTTTTTGACAAGTTTTCGTTTTCTATCACCAATATTTTTTAAATTTGTATAAACTTTTTTGATTTCGTACTTCCCATAAACGTTGTACCCAGTATAAATTTCGTTCTGAAGTATCCTTTGAACACTTGTTATTCCCCAGGTGCCTCCCTTTGCTGAAGGGATAGCATTTTCATTTAAGTGCTTTGTTATTTCTTTTTCACCCATTTTTTTATTGACATAGAGATCAAATATCTCTCTCACCACTTTCGCTTTCTCTATATCAACAATTAGTGTTTTTCTTCCTTCAATATTTACTTTTTGATATCCATAAGGAGCTATATTCCCTATGAAGTTTCCCTTTGCTGCGGATTGCTTGATACCACGTTTAGAAGCAACACTAATCTGTTCACTTAATTTTTGATTCACTACTGATACAATACCAAAAAGCATTTCGTTATCTTCAATTTGGGAATCATAAAAATCTTCGATTGAGATCACTCTAATACCTAAAGCATTCACAAATATTCGTTTCAAACTTATAGAGTCAAGTGCATCACGGGAAAACCTAGATAATGAAGAAAAAAGGATTGTATTGAACAATCCTTTTTGAGCATCACTTATCATTTCTTGAATCTGAGGCCGAGCCACAATAGAAGTTCCTGTATCACGATCTTCATAAATTATTAAATCAGCAGTATCTAAATCAATTTGTTTACAATGTTCAATACAAGCCCACTTTTGGTGCTCAGGGCTATCCTTTTGAGATTCTTTTGTAGTCGATACCCGAACATAAATTGCTATTTTGTTTTTCATAACTACATACCCCTGTTATATAATGGCTAATTGATTTTTCAATATCATTATATTCTATAGAATCATACTGGGACAAGGCGCTGTTTATCTTTTCTTTAATCAAATCCTTTACTATCTCATTAAGTTTGCCTTCTGCCTCATCGCAGGGGATATACCTAATTGTAAAAGCCTTCTTTTTTTTGCCCACTTGGATCACCCCAATATTTATCTTATGATGCATTCTAGGCAAATTTAACTTTCGGTCTCGTACTTTTTTTCAACCGCCACATTCAAAGCCAAGGCCAGTTTGTAAAAAGCTTTCCACCTTATTTTTGCGTATGTTTTTTCACTGATTGGAGGATTAAAAACCTGGTTATAGATGACATAATCATACACATAATCCTGCTTCAGATATCGCTCGCGAATCAATAGCTGCTCCTTGGGATGAAGCCTTGCTACAGCCCTATCTATACGCTCTATATAAGCTTTTCTGGCTGCCTGAGTATCTATGTTATAAATAGCCACATTGGCCGTTGAATCACTGGTTACGTTTGTCTGACCGTGAAACCGTTCTTGGTAACTGGATGTGATGTTCACTTCTTTTTCTTCAAAGGTGACCGTTTTGAAAATGCGGTATTTCTCAAATTCAGCCTCAAGCGCTTCTTGCGTCTTTTTTCTGTCGAGTTCCGGTAAGAAACAATTGCTGCTCATGGGTTCACTCCTTTTGATGGAGGTAGCCCCGGTAACCCGGGGCAGTATGATTAGAATGGCAGAGCGTCTTCCGTATCCTTGGTTTCCGGCGTTTCCACGTCCTCAATCGTCACTTGATCCTGATCCAATTCTACGGTTCCGTCAGCTTTTACCGTATATTCCAACCCTTCATCTTCCTCATAGTATTCTTCTATGCTCATCTGAGAGGGTTTTAGCATGAGCAGAACATTCCGTCCAGCGCGCTTATATAGTTCCAGTGCTTTCTCTTCACTATCACCTTTCAAAGCAAGCTTCATAACGGTTTTCTTGCTATCACGTTGGATATTCATGAATTCAGCCGTGGTCTCTTCCGTTAGCCCCGGAAGGTTGAAGATGACAATGGTTCCGGCCATCTCGACAAGCTTTTGAGCATTGCCATCATTCTCATTGCCTTTTAGCTCAAATTTCAGAACCTCTTTCTTATCATCTCTTTGCATGGATTTGAATAGAACATTGATTTCAGTAGACATCGTTTTATCTCTCCTTTAATTAAATGTGGTTTTGAGCTCTTATACGCCTCATACAGGCGTTATAAAGTTAATATAAATATTTGTATTACTTCATCTAGAAAACCTCTTAAACGGGCAAATACAACGTTATAGAGGCGTTTAATCTTCGAGGCAGGTTTTCATCTCGCCACCTTCCTCCGTTTTTTCTTTTCGGGAGAATTTAGAATCTCGTTAATGATCTTTTTTCGGTATGGGTAAATATCAATACCGACAGCGGAGCAAAATCCATTTTTTAAAAGATGTGTTTCATACGCTATATGAGCTAGGATGAAAGCGTCTCTGACATTATCGCTGCTGTTTTCAAATCCCCAGTCCTGATATATAGGGAGGATTAAATCCTCTTTTTTGGCATTCCCTTTTCCAGTTGCAAACTTCTTGAGTTGGGAAGGCGTTACTTCGGTGTATGGGACTTTCCGCCGTGTAAGCGCCGTTCTAATTCCCCAACCGATTCCGAACATTTGACTCACATAGTTCCCCTTGGCTGCATGGGCAAATCCTTCTATAAATACCCGGTCTCCTGGCTGAATGTGATCCATAATCTCATCAACCAAAGTGATTATCCTGATAGAATCGGATTTATTAATGCCCGTCAATTCCTTTGCTTTTGACACCTTTCCCAACTGGTCCAGTGCAACAAATCCGGTCTTGGTCGAAGGGTCAATCCCCACGAATCTCATAGATTCACCTCTTTTCGGCTTACCTGGCTCCATGGAATTAACCTAGCAATCTTGCAATACATAGGCCGATGGATTTTGTATTTTGGGCTAAGGTTGCCGTAATACAACTGGGTCTCTTCCTTGATGGCATCGCAGTGCCATTTGCAAAGGGGAACCAGTGCAAACGTTTCTTGTGCTGTCTTTTTGCATCCTGGATATTCACATTTATTCATCCTCTGTACCTCCTAGGAAAAGGATAGCACTTTGGCCACTATCCAAACTCTCAAAAAAGTGTCAAAAAAATCTCACCAAAATCTCAAAGAACAAGGCTGGTGCCCTCTCCTTTACTCTTCTACTTCCTCCCATGATAGAGAGATAAAATCCTGAACATATTCCTCGACAATCTCACAGATTCTGCCCTCGGCCTCTTCTGGTGTGAGTCCTTCCAATTCCTTATCATCAATTTCAATTTCGTCTTCTTGGCAGGCACCTGGGTACCCGATGCTGAGTCTATATTTTATTTTCATTTTTTTACTCTCCTTATATTTGATCATTTATTGCTTTTATTGCCGCCAAGATCGGATAAACTTGAACCGGATTCACGGCATTCCCTAAAGCCTTTATCCTTCCAACTCTGTTCTGAACGCTAGTTTCTATCCGTGCAGGTTCCCAATCGTATTGTTCTTGTCCTAATCCTGCAGGCCATTTATATCTGTCCAGCCAATCGGAAAGCCCATCAAGCACTCCACCCACTCTGGATTTAGTTGTCCCTTCTGTCCATCTCTGAGCATTGCTCCAGGTACTGTATCCCTGCTTATCTGAGAAGGAGGAAGCGTACAATTCTTCGCATCCTGTGCCGCTGGAGTAGGCCACATTTTCACCATTGTTGCCAAATCTAGACTGTGACTGCTCCCGTTCAAGCATTTTCGTCTTCCTGTTTCGGTTAATTCGATTTTTTCCTTCGCTGTAGTCTCTGATGCGGTCGGTGTAGCCCATAGGCCTTTTTTCCAATTTGCTATATCTGTACGAAGAGACTTCCCTTGTCCTCCCCCGTGACTTCCCACTGCATCTGATGCACTCGGTGTACCCCAAAATGAAGACTCTGTCCCTTCTGTGCGGGGCACCGACGGCACAAGCCGGAATAATAATTGCTTGCGTGTCGTAACCGATGCTTTCCAGGTCAGATAACACGTCATCGAGCCCCAGAGATATGTGCCCAGCAACATTCTCACCAAGGAACCAATTGGGCCGGATTTCCTGTAAGATTCGAGCAACTTCTGGCCAGAGGTGACGGTCATCTTCCTTGCCTTTTCGCTTCCCGGCATTACTGAAAGGTTGGCAAGGGTATCCCGCGGAAATAAGGTCAATTGTTCGATTCCTTGTGATGATTCCATCTTGTTCTAAAACCTCCCGTGTGAGTGCACATACATCGTCATATATAGGAATGTCAGGCCAATGCTTGCGTAATACTTGTTGTGGGAAAGATTCTTTTTCACAAAAAGCAACTGTTTCAATGCCTGTCCATTTAGCGGCGAGATCTATCCCGCCTATTCCACTGAAGAGGCTCAGTTTTCTCATTGTCCCCTCCCTAATCATCAAAGAAGAAATCCAAATTCTTCTTTTTCTTTGGTGCTTCTGGTTGTTTCTGTTCAGGCTCTGGCGAACCAACATAGTTCCAGCCGAGCTGTTTATATATAGCGTGTAGCCCCGGATACATCTTTGCCAGTTCACCACGCCGATACTCTATGACACGCTGACTTACAAAGTCGTAGGTTTGCAGCATCTTTTTTCTTGTTTCTTCGTCCAGCAATGGATCTTCAATCTCTAAGCTCTTGGAAACAAGCCACTTTAAGGAGTTCTGATACTGCTCCTCGTTTTCAATCCTTTTCCCCATGGTCATTCCGCCTTTTTAGGAAGCTCCACGTATCTTTGTACCCACCACTCAAACTTGTACTTAAACCTGTTCTCCCCGACATTTCTACCTTTGGCAAAGTAGGAACGGATAACTTTTGTATTGTTTTCCTTCTCCCCGTTATGCCAAAGGAATTCCACGACATCGGCATCTTGTTCGATTGAGCCTGACTCCTTGAGATCGGAAAGCATTGGTTCCTCTCTTTTTTCACTCTCTCTGGTCATTTGGGAGAGCATAACAAAACAAAATTTATATTTTCGTGCCATTTGTTTGGCCGCAGATGTAACGTTTCCTATAGCTTCTGCTCTGTTTTGGTTTTTCTTCTGTGAAATTTTCATAATCTGCAAATAGTCCACGAACACAGCCGCCACTTTTCCATGCCTCTTTTTGAATCGGCGAACCGTTGCTTGAACTTCCTCAATGGTCACTGATGCTTTGTCTTGGATATAGATGGGGAGCTTATCGAGCGTATCAAGGGCTTTTTCCACTCGTTCCCATTCCTTGTCAGTAAGCTCCTCTTTTTTCTGAGTCAAGCGGATGTAATTGACTCCGGATATGTTAGAAACCAAGCGATCTTTGAGTTCATTCGCACCCATTTCTTGGCTGAAAAAGAGGACACACCCACCATCTGGATTGTTTTTTGCAACACCGTAGGCAAGTTGTAATGCCTTTGCTGTTTTCCCGACCGAAGGCCTCCCTGCAAGGATATAGAGCCAACCCCGCCAGAGCATTGCCCATTCGTCAAACTGTTTAAAGCCGGAATAAATCTTTTCTGCCTTACTTTTCAGATGCTTCCGGTAGTCCTCTCGGGTATCCGACATGGATTTCATCTCCCCAGACTCTTGAGGGCGGATATTCGTCACCAAGTCTTCTACGGCGGAAAACATGTCTTCATCTGAATCATGCTCTCCTGATGCCACCTCTCTGATCTCATCAGAAAGCTCTATGAGTCTCTTTCTATGACCGTTCTTCCTGACAATCTGAGCAGAGTTTACAACGGCTGCCTTTGACGTACTGGCGCAAGCTGCTACGAGCTGGGAGAGATATTCTACTCCGCCTATCTCGTGGAGCCTTTTCCTCCGGGTGAATATTTCTGTCACGCTGAGTACATTGACGGGCTTATCGATGCCATCCAGATAAAGAGCCACTTTCCAAATCAGCTCGTGTTGTTCTTGGCTAAAATCTCGCGGCTCCAAAAAGCGGATGTCATCAATACGCCCTGAATCTATTAAAATGGCACCGAGAACAGATTGCTCCGCAAGGATATTTCCCTCAGTGGAAAGTGAAATCTGCTGGGTCATTTCCATCTGCTATCCACTCCCTGAACGCTTCTTCTTTTGCTATTTCTAGCTGTTTATCTTTGCTCATTTTGACTGGCTGTTGTCTACCTTTATTAGATCGCATCTTTATAGCCAGGTCGCTGAATTTATCTCTCAATTTCTTTGCACTGAGTATATTAGTCTTCCAGAATGAATCCTCAGTAACCCAGTCCATGACTTCTTTTGCAAGCTTTTTATCTATCTTGTCAATCTCCACAATCTTCCGGAATTCGTCCGCCCATTTTTGAAGGTCTGCTTTCAAAACTAAATGCCGCAACCCTTCGGCTTCTGCAACAGCAGAAACCCGGTTGTAAAAATACTGCGCCATTTTGAAGTAGGTGCTGTCTTCTGGGTATATCTTTTTCTTGCTCTTTTTCTGAGGAGCCAGATCATTTAAGGGCTTCGCAATATCTTTTTCCTCATTCTCTTGGTAAATCTCGTAATTCAAAATGGTGATAAGCGTATACTGCCTGTTTCTTTTTCCCCGTTCAATATGAATCATTCCGTTTTTGACCAGCCAGTCCAACACCACTGAAACTGATTTTGGGTTGGGTTCCTTCCATAAACGCCCCTCATACCAACCGACACCTGTTGCAATACTCCGAACGGATGTCATATGCTGACCTCTTTGGATAGAAAGCCGCGTTCCATCCGTAAGCGGAATTTCATTGTCCTGGTGATTGGCCATGTATTTTAGGTACTGCCACACCCGGTGATACAGGGGCGGCATTAACCATATGTCAGATTTCAATTCCTGCCTGTAGTCTTTGATGTACCCCTGCATTCACCTCACCTTCTTTAAGCCTGTTTACAAAAGGGAACAACCGCATGTAATATGCGCTTTGTCAGTATTTCGGCATCCTTCGGATCACTTCCAGTTGATGGTTCAACACACCAAGCATCCACTTCTTCCTGAATGGTCATTCGCAGAACGCCATAGCGTTTCTCTGTTTCCAACTCTTTTTTGGTTTGCTCTAGCTCATTTCTTAGTTCGTTTATTTCTCTATTCAGATTTTTAATTTCTGTAGCTGCATGGGTGAGCCTATTCAGCGACTCGTGGTACTCTTTCTCTGAGTAAGTTTTTTCTTCCGGAAATTCTGCGCAATAGTTCATGCGATTACCTCCAAATAGTAGTGTTGTCCTTCATTTAGCCCTCTTTTAGCAAGAGCTCGTTTTACCGTTGCCTCTGCCAGTGCTGGCAGGTTGTTATTGTTTGAAAGATGGGTAAGGTAAATATGCTCCCCTCTACCCTTGATAAGCCGTTTCAATGCCTCCGCTGTCTGATCGTTGCTGAGGTGCCCAATGTGCGATAAAATGCGTGCTTTAACGCTATTTGGATAGGATGACATCTCTAGCATGTCCGGGTCGTGGTTAGCTTCGATAATAATGTGTGAACTCTCTTGCATACATCGAAGCATGTCGTTGTCCACTCTCCCGGTGTCCAGAACTACACAGCAGCGTTCTCCTAAACAATCCTCTATGGCGTATCCTAGCGGCTCATAGGCATCATGATGGGTTGAGAAAGGGGAAAGCTTGATCTCGCCAAGATCAATCTCTGTATATGCCCCAGAATGCTTCAGGATAAACCTGCAAAGATCATCATCCACGGAGTCAATGTCTTTCCATTCCCCTTCTGATGCGTAAACCGAAATCTTGTATTTGTTTGCAAGCGGCAAACCTTTAATATGATCCGAATGAGCATGAGTTATGAAGATAGCTTTGAGCTTGGTAGGATCAATGTTGTTTGCTAGCAATCTCTTTTCTATTTTTGTTTTTGGGAGACCCGCATCTATTAAGATGCCAGTCTCACCGGATTGAACATGAATGCAGTTACCAGACGACCCAGAGGCTAAGATTTTCACGTTCATACTGTGTTCTCCTTAGATTGGCAGTGCGTCTTCATCCGCGGACTGCTTCTCTTGTATATGAAGGTCCATCATTTTCAGAAGTCCCGTCAATTCTTGGACAGTGGGTTTATCGCCTTTCATCTTGAAATGTTCAGAAAGGTACGCCTCCTTTTCTTCTTTTGTTGTAATACCGAGTTTCTTAAACTTCTCTTTCATTTCTGCCTTTAGTTGTCTTAGCTTTTCGTCATCTGTTTCAGCAGTGGTTTGCTGCTTGGGATGCTCTATCTTTGGCTCAGGTGAAGTAGCAGTGACATCTACTTCCTGCGTAATATCTTTCCTAGCAGGCTCATATGCAGGAATCTCCTCAGACGGGCTCCGGTACGGTTCATCGTCCCCGAATTCCAAACCATATTGTTTTTTTAAAGCCCGTTGCTCTACATGCTTTCCAAACATATCCGCCGTCCACTTATTCCAGTTATCTTTGTTTTGCCCTGTAAACATGTGCTCTACCTCAGAGCGATCCATGACTACGGTTACCGGGCGATACCCATCCCTGTAAGCGATAGAATACGCGCCGATGATTTTCCCGCGAGGGAACCCTATCTCATGTTCAAACACTTCTAGTTCCTTTGTCTCGGGATTTTTGCTGACCTTGAACTCATCGTTTTCACAAACCATCTGTGTATCTGGTGGCTGAAACCCTTCCTTTTCCCGTGCTTTTGCCAGATAAGCCTCCGCGGCAAATTGTATCCGGGCGGTATTTCCATATTTAATGAAGAAGATTTCATTTTTGAATGGATCTAGGCGATATGTCGCAGCCTTATGAGCAAAAAGCATGAATTCAGCATCACTAGCTGTAGGACATATGGATGTGCGAATTACCTGTAAAACTTCCGGTTTAAAAGCTTCATTTATTTCTGGGGTTAAAGTAATCTGGTTATTTGCCATTCTCAAAATCCACCTTTCGCTTTATCTAGTCCTTTTCTAATCTGGTTTTTCACGTTGGCCCATGCCCTGGTATAAACTTCTTCCACATCATCTTCAGGATCGACAGACATCGTAACTGCCGCATCTACTTTTAGGTTTTCATAGTTTCCTAAATTCTTGGTAAATGTGAAACCTACATGGATTTCTTTAGTTTTGCTCATTTCATGTCCTCCATCTCTATTGTTAGTTCTTGCCCTGGAACAACTCGGCTCACGATAAGCTGCCCATTTGGCTGTTTGAAGCGTGTGATAGATTCGGCGTTATCCACCATGCACGGCGCTATGATTCCGGATTGTTGGCTCAACACGTCCCTAAGTTCCAATCCAGCCCGAATGCTCTCTGATAGAGATAGTTTCCGGTATGGTTTGCCGTCCATCTCTATTTCAAAATCAGGCTTGATCTCACCGTCTGTTTTGTTGGTTTTAAACAGCCGGAGTGAAAGAGTAGTAAATAATGCTTGTACCTTGTCCGCCATCATTTCGGCTTCTTTGGCAGCAAAATCTTTGATTGCATCTATGATGAAGATAGATTCATTAAGGCTTGCAAGGGTGTCCGCCTCATCTTCCTTTGCTTTTGCAAGTTGTTGCTCCAGTTGGGCATATTTCTGGCTCCCCTGAATGTGTTCCCACAGTTTCATGCGTTCCCTCTCAAATTCCCGCAATTGATCAAGCTGAACTGAGAGGCCGATATACGCATATTTTTTAAGATCCTGCTCAAGCTTTTGCCGCTTTTCAACTACAGCGGCATATTCTTCTTTGAACTGATCCACTCGCTGTTGCTTTTCTGCCTCCGCTGCTTGGCGTGCCTCATTATTGAGAGGTTGTTTACATACCCGGCAGATATCCTCAATTTTTTCATCTTTGAGCTTTTCAGCCTGCTTCTGCATCTTATCTCGCCGTTTGATTAGAGAGTCTATGTTACTTTCAATCTCGTTGTATATTCGGTTATTTTCGTCAGCTGACTTCGTGACTCTCTCGATTTGCTCTATTTGTTCGGTTAGTTTGGCCATCTCTTCTTTGGCAGCCTGTATATCAATAGAATGATCTAGCCTATTAAACTCTTCATATGACTGTTCTTGCAGTGTTTTAGTCTTACTTTGGGCGGCAATGTAGGCTTTATCTTTTTTGTTCTTGTTGTCCCTGTGTATCTTCTCAAGGTCAGCTAAAGAGTGTTTTTTCACCAGCTCACCCAGTTTTTCTGCCTGTTGTTTCGGAAGCTGGGCGAACACTTCTTTATTTGCAGGTGCTGACACATATCTGAGCAGCAGTTCCCTCTGTTCATTCCACTTGAGAGTAAAATAGTAGGAAGGGTTGTATAATGATAGGAACAAATCTTTATCGAATAGAGATTTCACAAGCTCCTCATATTCTTTTGCTTTACTGGGAACATCATTGATGTAGTAGGTTGCTTTTCCCTTCTCTATGCCCCGGCTAAGAAGAACATCCTTCCCATCCATAGCAAAATGCAACTTTACTAATGTATGATCGTATTCATAATTAATCGGCGTTGGGTCTGACTTGCTTCCTAGCACATCCACGCTATACAATAACCAAGGGATTGCTTCTAAAATAGAAGACTTCCCTTTTGTATTTTCGCCCGTGATCTTTGTTAGGTCGCCAAAGTTAACGGTAAGATCACGGTGCGATTTGAAATTGTGTAGGAACAATGTTTTAAACTTTATTTCCATTTTGTGTTTCCTCCCCTATAACAGTTATGATTCTTTCGAACTGTTCGTGTAGATCCCTTCCCTGTTTCTCTAGGAGTTCAAGAACGTCGTATTTAATTCTGTCATTGATTTCCTTACTTTTTAGACCAATACCTTGGAAAGGAACACCAGGGTTAAGTCTAACTTCAATCATCTTTCCAGCTTGTATAGCCCTTATTGCTGACTGGTTATCTTCAATTTTGTCAAGCAACCTTTCAGATTCCCTTAATTTTTTCCTTATTGATTCGAAATCCATGGTTTCACTCTCCTATTCCGTATTTTCGTTCCATATCTTTCAAATCTTCTTGCAGCATTTCAGCTTCCGCCGAATCTTCGGTGTTTATGAATTGTTGATAGACTTTGAGATATTGGTCATAAACTGATTGAGCAGTTGCCGGAATTGTTTCTTGTGCCCGGCAGTCCTCTATCATCTTTCTCACTTCCCGGCCTTTTATCATCCCTGTGGCATACACAACACCAGTTTTCTTTCCGGTTTCTTTATAAAGCATTTGTGCTAGACTCATTTGGCATTTCTCCTTTCAATGTCCGAGTTGAATATTTTTTGATTAACGTAGACAGGGAATAAACGTCTCGTTGCAGGTCAACCAGCCTTTTTGTTTGCGAAAGTAATTCTTTTCCCACCCAGCTATTGGGGTCCACGACTACCGTTTCTATTGATTCATGTTCTTTGAATACTTGCTCCATCTCTTTTACAGCATTTTCATTAGCCTCAAATATTTGCTGCAATTCCTTTTTATCCATCTGTGTTTTCACCTTTGTCTTATTGTTTTCATACAAGAAACCGTTTAGTTTTTCTAAGAACTCATGGTACTTATGCGCGCCATTGTCATTGCTTACGAAAGTTAGTTCCAGAACCATCTTTCCTTCAAATTCAGTCGGTTGTTCAATGGAGTATCCCGAGCACCAGACTTTTGTTTTGACTTCCTTCGGCATCTTTGGTTTATAGTAGTCGCTCATGCTGTCTCTCCTTCCTTAAACTTGTTTACAAAATAAACTTGCCCTTTGCCTGTAACCTTGGACGTTTTGTTAATGGTGACGTGTCCATCACTATGCGTCACCGAGGTTTCTTTGATCTCAAACAGTCCCATTTCCATTGCCCGTTGCGTTGGCATGTTATAGTCCGCCCCCTGGCGCTTGATCAGGTATCCATTGGCTCGCATCCATTCAAAGAGCCTCTTTCCTCCCGTTTTAACACCGTTTTGTTTCAATATTTTTGCCAAATCTCCAACCAATATGGATGTTTGACTGGCTGACACGGCATCTGCAAACAATACCTTTGGCTTGTCTGACTTGACCTGAGCTTCAAGCTGCTGCCTAGCTTCACGTTCTTCTTTTAGCTTTGTCACCACATGTATGAGCAATTCTGGATTATCTAAGAGTTCGTCGGCGGCATACATGCCGGTTTTTCTTATGGAAGGAAGGACATCACGAGTCACCCATTTCCGGAATTCACGGGCTTCGGATTTGCGACTTTCTAAAATTACATCGTATAAACCATCTTCGTTAATAATCGTGGTGGGCTGTAAGCGTCCGAGAGAATCAGGGATGGAGTAAGTTGAACTTACGTCATCTGATAATCGTTCTTTAACCATACGTGGGTTGCTTAATTCAAGAATGGAGCAAACATCCTTTAATACAAACCATGGTTGCCCGCCTTTCATAATCATGCGAACGTCTTTCCCGGTAAAGTTAAACACTTGTAATTGATTCATCTGTTTCTCCTCCCTTAAATTTTTTCTTACTGATTAATCTCTGATCTTTTTCTAGCTAACTCTTTATAACGTCTATTACGTTCCTTAATGAACTCTTGTAAATCTTGTAGAAAGTCCTCAAACTTAACCGCAGATAGGTCATTTGAGTAAAAAGTCAATTCCAATTGGAGTTGGCTTTTTTTTGAGTCTCTGTCTTTTTCATCAACTATTGATTGCTGAATGTTATATCCATCTACTATAACAACTGTCCATTCTTGGGCTGCTATACCTTGCTGTTGCTTTTGATTCATCTTTTTCACCTCGTATATTTAGCGTCTTTTAACTCTTCGGGACGATTCCTCACTGAAACAAACCGAGAGCTAAAAAGAAGCGAATCATTTATAGCTTCTAGTGTCAAATAGGCTTGATCGTACGTATATCCTGCTGCCTCAAACATGTTTTCGCGAGCCTTTTTATCTTCCTCATTACGTGCTGGGATACGCGGCTCGCGAGGATTTTTTAAAATTGCCATTTCCTTGTTCATACTATCTCTCCTCCAAAACATTTTTTAACAGAATCATTTGAAGACTAGCGTCGTTTATGTGTGCCGCCTGTGGCACTAAAGAGTTCTAGTTGTTTTCCTAATGCCTGATCTAAAACCTCAACTTCTGTGATTTTTGCCAATGCTTCAACCAGGCTCGGCAATGCACCAATGGCATCTGCCGGGTTTCTTTCTATTAAATCTTGAATATAGTCACACAAGCTGGTGATTGTTTCGTTTACTTTTTTGATTGTTTCCCTGTGCATCTTTCTCACCTCCCTTAAATGCCTTATTAAGATGCATCTGCTTTTACGTTGTATTGGATGGCCATTTCCTTCACGATGCTTATATAAATCTCGGCTAGCTTCACATCATCAAAAATGACATCCAGCTTGGTTAAATTGTTGATCTTGGTTTTAGAAGCACCTTCCTTCGCTAGACGATCCTTCTTATTTTCCAATCGCATGTTCAACTTACAATTCACACGTGACTTTAGCCGCTCGTAGCTATCCCTCCAAACCTGTTGATATGCATCTCTACCTCCTCCAAGTGATTCGGCAATTTTTTTAATTAGTTCATTTACCTTTTGACGACCGTTAATGGGAGTCATAGATAAAAGCTCCGCTGTATCGTCCAGCCGTTTTTCAACAGCAGTTAAGCGTCGTTCTTGCTCTACCAGTTGCCCAATTGAGGCTTGCAGGATTTCTAGCTGCGTTTGTGGTGGCTTGGTGAGTTGCTTACGCATCCGGTTAAACTCGGCGATATACATTTCTTTAAACTTTGCAGCTTCTTTTCCGGTGTAGCCCATGACCAAGAATGAAAAGCCGTCTTGTGTAATGATGTATTTGGGATAAGTACGACCTCTTTCGTTGGTGTAAGTTGACTCCTGAAAATTTAGGAGTGAAAATTCTTGGCTACATTCGAGGTTCTTAATGTCCTGGACAACATTGTCATGACGTTTTCCAAACACTTCCGCAACCGTCAAGCTGTCGGTTACTGTTTTGCCGTTTTCGATAAATACTAATTGATTCATCTCAGACTCCTTTCAGTAGCAATCATAGATTTTTCTTTAATCTTGTTTTCAATCCACTGAGTAAGATCATCCTTGTGAGCAAATTTTGTTTTCCCAATTTGAAAATTAGGGATTCCTCCATATTCCGGATTGAGTTTGAATAATTCATACACTCTACGTCGAGAAATACCCAAATAATTTGCTATTAGCAGGGCTGTTAGAATATCTGGAAGTTCATCTATTTTTTTGTTTTCCATGGTGTTTAACCTCCAATACTCTCAGATGTCATGATGCCTCAGATTCCCTTTCGATGACCGGAAGGATTCCTTGTTGCTTCAATAACTCATAAATGAAAAGTCGCCCTTTCTGCGTCCATTTCGTATTGACTTTAGACTTATCTGCGTCGATTACGTGAGTGGTGGTTTGCGTATATCCTTTATCCTGATATTTAGCGTAGAGCAGCCAGATGTCTCCTTGCTTATACTGCACTTTTAATTCATGTAGCTTTTGATTGAAAGCTATAGCACTCATTCCGTAATCTTTAGCAATCTTGGAAACGGACAAAAGCGATTTGTTCTGGAGTACCATGTCATAATAGGAAGCTTTGGGTTGTAGTTCATTCACCTGTTGGGTTAGCACTAACTTATCCGTTTCTAAAGCGGCTACTTTTTGCTCAAGGTACTCATGGGCTCGTTTGATGACCATTTCCGGGCTATTCCATTTTCGTTCAAGGTCTAAAAAGTATTGCCTGGCTTGTTTGCCTTTATCATTCCGTTGAATCATGGAAATTTCTTTAGCCATTTCGATTTTGATATGGTGGTCAACCATGTCATGTTCCCGACCGTGCGATGTTACTCTTTTTTGAGTAACTTCAATGTAGTCCACATTCTCAACAAATCCGTATTCCACCATTCGTTTAAACCAGTCGTTATACCGAGTACCTACTTCTAAAAATTCATGAAGGTCTCGACCGCTGACGAGTAAGTTCCCTTGCTTGTTCGACCGAGTTGGGATTAATTCGTTCATTTTGTTACCTCACTCTCCATGCCGAGCATCTCTGCAATTTTGGATTTTTGCTTCGTTCCTTTTCGGGTGCCTTTCAAAATTTCCCCTAAATAACTTGGGGAAACTCCTAATTCCTTAGCCATATCCACCATCTTGATGTCTTTTATTAACATGATTTTTCTTGCTTCAACACCAAACTCAGAATAATTCTGCATATTTACAGCACCGCCTTTCCTCTTTTTGTTAAAAAACAGCTTAATTATTGACAAACAACAGTAAATATTCTACTATTACAAGAAAGACACAAGAAAATAAAAGTCGTTGGGGAACGATTTTAAAAACGGGGTTATATACCCTCTACTTTTTTGCTGTCTTTTTTGCCATTAATTAAGCTGTTGAGATCATAATAACAGCATATTTGGAGTTAGTCAATATGATATTGTTAAATTTTCTTCGAAAGAGGAGGCGTTGCGCTTTTATGTCTATTTTGGAAAGTATTCAGTCACTTTGTAAGCAGAAAAATATATCCATCCCTTCATTAGAAAAAGAGTTAAATTTCGGTAGAGGCTCCATTTATAAATGGGATAAAAATTCTCCCTCAATCGATAAGATTCAAAAAGTAGCCGACTACTTTAATGTATCTTTAGATCGAATTATTTATGGATTTAATCGTACTGAATTTACGAGTTTGGTTAATTATGCCAAGGGTAATAGAACTATTGATCAGTTTTCCAAAGACACCGGAGTAGATAAGGGAGAACTAAACAATATATGTAATGGTTCGATATCCACCCCCCCAAACTTGGAGACAGTAAAGAAAATTGCTTTAGATGGCAAAGAAAAATGCATTGTTTCCGAATATGATTTATTGGAATCTGCTGGGTTTCCTAGTAATCGACCAATAATCAAAGACTATGAAGAATATTTAGAAATGCTCTCTAAAAAGTTTTATAAGGCTGGGTTTTTAATAACCTTTTGGGAAGAAAATGGCGGCGATTACGTGCATATTGGTCACAGTGGGCAAGATGATTTAATCCTAAATATCCCTTTACATGAGTTTTTAGAAAATGGTGTTAAAATTCACGATGAGTTAGTTGAAAAATATAAAAAAGATGAACATAAAGAGAATCCCCATGATGAAAAATATTCGGTTGAGGACGAATTATTAACAATTGTAGCTCGCCAACTTGGTCATAAGAGAACGCTAACGAAAGAACAACTAAATCGGATTAAATTTGCCATAAAATTATCTCTAGTTGAAAAAGAAGAATGAGCAAGTTTAAAATATTCACACTATCCAAATGAAAGGAAGTATTACTATGAAAGGCCATTTCTACAAGCCTAATTGTAAATGCCCCGGAAAGAAAACTAAAAAATGCTCTTGTGGTGCAACTTGGTCATACATTATAGATGTCGGGATTAACCCAAACACAGGGAAAAGGAAACAAAAGAAGAAAGGAGGTTTCAAGACTAAGACCGAAGCTCAAGAAGCCGCTGCTCTACTGGTTGCCGAATTATCGCAAGGGACATATGTCGAGGAGAAAAATAATACGTTTGAGGAATACGCCAAAGAATGGCTGTCGGAGTATCAGGCAACTGGAACCGTCAAAATTAGCACTGTTAGGATTAGAAAAAAGGGTATAAAACTACTACTCCCCTATCTAGCAAAACTTAGAATTTCTATCATTACAGCAAAGCAGTATCAGCATGCATTACTAGATTTACATGACAAAGGGTACTCAAATAATACAATAGTCAGTGCTCATCAAACAGGCCGAATGATTTTTCAACGGGCAATCGAACTTAAAATAATTAAGAATGATCCAACCTCCTCCGCTGTAATACCTAAAAGGCAAAGAACCATAGAAGATTTAGAGACAGAGAAAGAAATCCCAAAATACATGGAAAAAGAGGAATTAGCCTTATTCCTTCAAACAGCAAAAGAAAAAGGATTAGATCGTGATTATGCTATTTTTTTGACTTTGGCCTATACCGGCATGCGGGTTGGAGAACTTTGTGCCTTAAAATGGTCTGACATCGATTTTTCAGAACAAACAGTTAGTATTACAAAGACCTATTACAACCCGAATAATAACATTAAAAATTACACTCTGTTGACTCCGAAAACGAAATCATCTAAAAGAGTGATTATTGTGGATAAGAAAGTTTTGGACGAATTAGAGCAGCTACAAGCTGAGCAAAAAAGAATCAAAATGTTTTTTAGAAAAACATACCATGATAAAAATTTCGTGTTTTCTCAACAAGGCGAAGAAAATGCTGGATTCCCAACTTATCCAAAGTTAGTCGCCCTCCGTATGACACGATTACTCAAACTTGCTGGGCTAAACACTAAACTTACTCCCCACTCTTTACGACACACTCATACATCATTACTAGCAGAAGCAAGAGTTAGTTTAGAACAGATTATGCAACGACTCGGACACAGAAGCGATGAAACAACTAAAAATATATATCTGCATGTCACGAAGCCCAAAAAGAAGGAAGCTTCCCAAAAGTTCGCGGAACTTATGAGTAGCTTTTAACTCAATCCTCGTGTTACCCAATTGTTACCCTATTTAAGTGAAAAGTATAAAATCCCTTTATTTATCAAGAATTTTTGATATGTTACATTATCTGATATATACCGTGATAATTTGCAATACATTTAACGCATTGTTACAAAATCGCGCTAAATCAAGGTTTTTCGCTTTATACACTGTAATATCTTTAACGGAAAATTACGCTGTTTCATGACCTTGCGTTACCTTTTTGTTACTCTTAATTAAAGAAGAGCCTTAGGCAGAAGGCTCTTCTTCTTGATTAACTACCTAATGTACATCCTCTATGTCTTTGTTTAAATGACAGGCTCTACTTTGCTTTTCATATTCATTTCCTCGACGACGGTAAGATAAATCTCCGTTAATATTGCATCATCAAAAATGACATCCATTTTTGATAGTTTATTGACTTCCTCCCTTGAGACACCTTCCTCAAGAAACAGATTTCTTTTGGTTTCCAATCTTTTGGAAAGCCTGCATTTGGTTCTCTTCTCCAACCTCCGATAACTCTCCTGCATCATTTCATCGTCTAGATTACCCTTGCCCATTTCAAAAAAATTTGATAAGTCAACTTGCTTTTTAATCTGACTCACCTCTTGTTTGTTGTAGTTTGATTGATCAAAAGCAGGATTACCCCGGGAAGTTCTGACGGACAATAAATCTTTTTCAAAATACCCGCAACTGGTTCTAAGATAAGTAATGTCCCTCCCTATTGTTATAAGTATTGATGCCACGTTCATTACTTCCCCCACTTCTAAATGCGACTTTTCCTCTAATTAATTATGGATAAAATATGAAATAAAACCGTTTTCAAAAACTTCCGAATCAAACAAACGTTTTAACATGGAAGACTATGTAAACAAATTCACAATCCATCATTCAGTCACCTCCTTTTTTTCTATTTCTATTATAAATTTAGTGTCTCTAATATTACAAAGATCAATTTATACCAAAAAACGAACAAAACAGATAAATGTTGAAACTTTTAGTTTCGGCTTTTTCCACAAAATGTATAAGGCCGAAAGAAATCGTCAAGTTATCCCCGATTTATTCCATCTCCTTAACCATTTCCTATTAGCATTCATTCGTATATCTTATTTTATATACTATGTTATATACTAAATGCAATACTAAATTTTCATATTGCTTGTTCCATATTTAGAATGTAAACTGTTTCATGTGGATTAAATACATAAACTTTGGGAGTTGAAAAGAGGCATGAAGATTTTTAAAAAATGGTGGTTTTGGTTGATTCTTGTTGTAGTGATAGTTGCAATAGCGGGGGCTAGTGGAAAAAGGGAAAAGGACAATCAAGCTGCCGACACAAAACCTGATACAACGACAGTGTCCTCTATACCTTCATCCACTCCAGAACCTAATCCAGTGGATCAGGCAAAAAGGGACATTGACAATAAAACAAGAGAGTATATTAAAAAATACGATAGCACGTCTATAAAAGAAATTATGATTAATGAGCATATGGGTACAGATGATCCGGATGACTATATTGTTCTTGCACACCTGAGTTTTGACGCTAAGAACAGAGCTAAAACAGCAAAAGATATGATAGACATGTATGCAAGTGATTTAGCGGCTAACCTCGCAAAATCAAAAAATGTAACTGAGGTAACTGTTTTTTGGGAAGTTCCGTATTTAAAAGAAGGAATCAATATCGCAAAAACAAATTTCCTAAGAAAAGGGGACAACATTTACATAGAGAATGCTTGGCACGACCCTAATATTTTTGGTAGAGAGGACAAACGTTAAAATGAAATTTGGCGTACGTAAACCGAGTATTAAGAAAAGTATAGCAGCCCGAACAAGCATCAAGCGACAAATTGTCCATAGAGCCGGAATAAAGATGCCTCGGGGTTATGGGGCAATCAGAAACCCTAAGAAAGCGGCCAGAAATAAAGTTTATAACAAAACAACAGTAAGCTTCTGGGGTATGATTAAGAAGTTATTTAAGTAAGCCCTTCGGGGCTTTTTATTTTGCACAAAAATAACCTGCCGCAAAGGCAGGTTATCCTATTTCTCCCACACTTGTTTAATAAAAAAAAGGTCCGAGAAACAATAACCAATAAAATGAACAGGACTAGAATCGCTCCTGTACTTGTGAAGCCTTTATACCCATACGTCTCACCCATATAAGTAACACTCCCTTCCTTTAGGCTCAATATATTCTATGATAAAAATCAGAGCATGCTTGGACTATTGGAGCCTGTTTTAGAAACGGGTTGCATGGGCTTGCAAGGAGACGTTAAGAATGCTACTCTTGTATAGGGATTCTTGGTCCCACCGTTGGAACATTTTCAAGATGGCTCCCTGCAAGTTTGGGAGCTATTTCTTTGCACATTGATATAAAAAGCTGAGAGCGCCTAGGAAACTTGATATGCTCCCCTTGCGGTAGACAGTTGAAATAATAAAACTGTTTACTGTAAGGAGGAGCATTTTTTCATGTCCCATAAAGCAAAAGTATCAGGATCAGAAAAGATTGCAGCTGTTGAAAAGTATTTACGTGGAGAAGATTCGCTTAATCATTTAGCAGCACTTCTTGATGTACGCCATTCATCCGTTAGGCAATGGCTTCAGACTTACCAGTCGCTAGGCCCAAACGGATTGCTTCAAACATCACAGAATGCATCTTACTCCGCAGAGTTAAAAAGAATAGCTGTCGAGGACTATTTGGCTGGCGGCGGTTCTCACATGGATATTTGTAAAAGATATGGCATTAAGTCAACTTGCCAATTGCGGGATTGGATTCTGAAGTATAATAGTCATGAGAAGTTGAACACTTCCGGAACGGGAGGAGTGCCGATCATGACAAAAGGACGAACAACTACTTACGATGAGAGAGTTGAAATCGTCAGATTCTGCATTGAACATCAACACAATTATGCCCAGACAGCTGATAAATTCCAGGTATCCTATCAGCAAGTGTATTCATGGACAAATAAATACTTAACATCTGGTGTGGATGCACTTCAGGACAGACGCGGGAAAAGAAAATCTGAGGATGAGATGTCCGAAGTGGAGAAACTAAGGGCTCAGAATAAGCTGTTACAGGCTGAGAACAGAAGGAAGCAGATGGAGATCGATTTGCTAAAAAAGTTGGACGAGATCGAAAGGAGGCGGTTCTAAGCCAGGTAAGGTATGAAACGATATACCTTGCAATACGCGGGCTCCGTGAAACGAAGTCATATCCCATATGTCAATTATGTGATCTTATTGGGATCCAACGTTCATCGTATTATAAATGGATCAACCGGAAAGAAAGTATTAATGAGATCTTTAATAAAGCGTTGCTTCCCATGATTAAAGATGCCTACGAGGAAAAGGATGGCATCCTTGGATATCGCCAGATGACCATTAAACTAAACCGGGAACGCCATGTAACTGTCAATCATAAGCGAATATACAGACTTATGGGCATCCTAGGCCTTAAATCGGTATGCCGCAGGAAGCGAAAAAACTACATCCATTCCACACCTGAAATTACGGCGGAAAATATCCTGAACAGAGACTTTGAATCCTCTGAGTTTGGTACGAAATGGCTCACAGATGTGACTGAAATGAAGTATGGCAACCAAAACAAGGCTTATCTTAGTGCAATCCTTGATTTGTCGGATAAAAGCATTGTTTCTTTTGTGGTAGGGCATTCCAACAACAATGAACTTGTATTTAAAACTTTTGATATCGCCCATATGACTTATCCTGACGCTACACCCCTCTTTCACAGTGACCGGGGTTTCCAATATACATGTAAAATCTTCAAGAAAAAACTAGACGATGCAGGTATGATCCAAAGCATGTCCAGGGTATCCAGATGTATAGATAATGGCCCAATGGAATCATTCTGGGGAATGATGAAATCCGAAATGTATTATCTTCGTAAGTTCTATACATATGAGGAACTGGAAGCAGCCGTGATAGAATACATCGATTACTACAATACTCGTCGATACCAGAAAAGACTTAATTGTATGACGCCGTTGGAATATAGGCAATACCTTCTAAGTTCAGCAGCATAGAAAATGGCACCAACCATGTATGGTTAGTGCCACAACTTTTTTTGTTTTTTTACACTGTCTACTTGACAGGGGTCAGTTCAAACTGATCCTTTGCGCTCTTTTTGTATTGCTGGTTAAGTTTGGTTGCAAAAATAAGTTCATTATTGGAGAATGCTTGCAAAAGCATAAGGAGCTTCGTTTCTAGGTAATATGAAAACACTAAAATCGTAAAAGACTGCTCTCCTTAATGTAGGGAAAGCAGTCTTCTAGCAGCTTATAAAGCATGTTAACGAAGATGATTATCATGGTCTAGAGATTTTTACTCTTCGGCTCCATAATAGAAAATTCTTTTAAGGATTCAATTCTTCAACTTTTCTCAAATTTTCAAATTCTTCTGTGAGCGTCTCAATCGGCTTATTACCTTCCTTTAAATCTTTCTCAATTTGGGCAAGGGTTTGTTTTTTCTGTCCAAGGATTTCATTTGCTTTCTTCCAAGCGGATTTATCCTGTGCTTTCATGGCATTTGATTCATTAAAGCTCATTTTCACATCTAGAATATTGTTGTATGAAATGATTAATTCCTTCAGTTCGGCTTTAGGGTCTATAGGGTTTACTTCTTTATCAAGTTTTCCAACCTTAATACCAAGCTGTTTTACTTTGTCCCCTTGCTCATTTTGTTTTTCTACCTCTTCAAGCGTGTTACTTGGCATACGTTCAAGCTTATCTTTTTCCTCTTTTTCTTGTGATTTAAGTGTTTCCAGTTGTTCTTTTTTGCTGGGTTTTTGTGCGGTTGTACCATAACTTAAGGATATACCAATTGTAAGAATCAAGGCTCCACATAACGTAGTGGACATCAGTTTCTTGTTGATTTTCATGATTATAAAGTCCTCCTCTAAATAAATCCTATATATTATTTGGCATACTTAATTTTAAGAAGTACAACCCAACCGTTTTCATTCTCCCTATTTTTAAGTTCAGTATACAATCCCATATCCAATCCCCAGTAGTTACTATTTACAGAGTGTTGAGCTACATTCATTGTATTATTCCCGTAATTCCAGACAATTTGAGTATGATATGTCCTGCCTGCTGAGTTCACATACTGTACAATATCCCCGTTCCAAAGGGTGGCGTAAATCTCGCCATAGGAAGCTAGTGCTTCCTTGTTCGTGTATACAACCATTTGATATGCTTTTCTTCCGCCAGAACCATTTACTTCACCCCAATGCTGTCTAAACTCGTGTGCACCTGTCCAAGAAGAAGTACGCGGTTTTGATGCTGGGGGAATGTTCGGCCCATAGTAATACCAATCGACTGTATTACGATTATACCCTTTGCTTCCGTGGAAAGGTAGACCGCCGCCTATATGCATAATCTGGGAAGCAAAGTTCGTACAATCACCGCCATTACTTAGGCTGCCATAAGTTGTATACGGGGATTTCGTATATCCCGGTTTTGACGCATAATTTTTAATAAAGTTAACTGCACCTGCTCTATTGTAAGAACTGTTTACAGAAGAGGATTTTGTAAATTTGACTTGTCCTGCAAAGCTGGAACTAGCAAATAAAGTAGAACCTAAACAAGTAAGAGTTATGGCCTTTATGAGTAATTTTTTCAACTATGTAGTGTCTCCTTAATCTTAGTTTTGTGAAAAATTCGCTCGATAGCTGGCCAGCCTTCCTCTACAACTTGTAAAGTCAAAGCAGAATTTACCACCCTTTCCATGGTAAATCATGTTATTAAATTCTGTCAATTAAAAAATAGTAAATTCTTCCCTTCCTCAGTATGTCTTAAGACTCATTAAACTTAGACTTAAATCTTAACTCAAAAGTCCTTGAGATTTTCCTCAAAGTCTCTTTTACGTGGATCCGGTTGCAAAATCACGGGTTTTTGGGTGAGATGGTTGCAAAGAGCTTTTGTCAAGACCTATGTAACGTTTTTATTGACAATCTTAATAAACGCAAATATCACAACCAAATAAAAAAGGGGTGAACCTGTTTTTAGGCTCACCCTCTTGTTATAAATCCCCCGGCTTTTTGAATAAGACTTCTATTCTTCGACGCTTCTTTCATCTCTTCCCTACCTAAACGGATCCGTTCAGATACTTCTGAAATTTCTTCATTAAATGCCTTTTCCTGTTTCAATGTTTCAGATATCCCATCACGAATAAATCTTTGTAGTTCATTCACAGTGTCCATCCTTTCACCAGTTACTCCCAATTCCTTAAAGGAATTCAGTTAATCATCGTTATCATAATAACGGTATTTGTTAGTAATGAGCACGATTTTGTTACTATACGGTGATGTTTTGTTATTGAGTAAACGCAATTCGTTACTGTTCCTTCTTTACTGCACTCTTACCAGCACTATATAGCCCGCATGAAGTGAGACCGGAGACAATGCCAAACATAATGCTAGTCTTTATATCATCTGGAAAGTAAACAACGCCTGCCACAATACCCAGGATAACGGACAGAACAGGAGCTAGACGAACCGGCAGTCCGATCCCTTTCGCCATTTCAACAATACCGACTATGACAGCAACAATGACAACATCTGTGATTTCTATATTCATAATGACCTCCTACAGGCTACTCGCTAAAATGTGGTTGTTAAGCCATGCCAGCTCATCAACGGTAAGGCAACGGTTTTCTATTTTAACCATCCAATTCCAGTCTGTAAATTTCCCTGCATTCCAGACTTTCCCCATATTGTCATAGAGCTGTTTCCATTGCCAATCTTCCAGTTGTAATGTTCTACTCATGTCGTCTTCCTCTCCTTCGTATGCTTGTTTAATTCGCTCTATAAAGCTTGGCACTCTTCCCTCATCTAACATTCTGTGCGGACAGTATTTACCACTCCAGTGCTGGTGTGGAACCACATTCTCAATAGGAATACAAAACTGTTTCATAAGCTGGGCAATGATAATAGCCGCATTGTCCTCGGCCTTATAATATCGGTTACCGCCGGACTTGGAATAACAAATCTCTACGCCGATGGATTGACGGTTTCCTGTCCCGTTCCCGTCTCCACAATGCCAGGCATTTCGATCAAAAGGAATGCCCTGAACAGCTTCCTTATCATCCACAGCAACGTGGAACGAAACCTCGTTATTGTTCCCGATCATGTAACGAACCTCATTTTCTGCGGGAGCATCGTTATACGTATTGTGGAACGTAATATATTTCGGTGCCATTTTATTCGGACATTTAATTCCATATTTACTTGGGTCTACTAGCATTTCTCTGATTTCCATCATTGGATTTCTCCTTCCCCGGGTTTTCCTTTAAGAATCCCCTTGATCTCGGCAATATCACTAGAAAGAAGGCTAAAAGACTTCGCTTGCTCCCGGATAACTTCCTGGTTCTCACTAATAGTCTTCTGATACTCCTTCTCCCGTACTTCATTTTTCTTCATCGTGGTAAAAAGCAGCCAAACAAAAAGAGCCCCAAAGGCTCCCGTGTTCAGTACTGTATTAAAAATTTGGTCTTCCATCATCCCTCACCTCCACTTGACATATTGTTTTACGCTCTTTTTCCGTGATAAACCCTTTTTCTACGGCTCGCTTCAACTGCTTTGGAGTTACCGTCTGATTCTGCCAACAATAGTAGAAATGGGGATACAGTTCACTTTTCATCGGCTCGCCTCCTCTTGGTCGACTAGGACATAATTCATTGCTTTTTGCAGCGCTTCGATCTGTTTTTCCATGACCTTCATTGGGTTTGGAGGATCTGGGCGATTTTTGATCTGATCAATTTCCTCAGCTGAAAGTCCCTCTTTCCAGACTTTTTTCTCAAAATCCCAAATAGGCGTATAAATCGGCATAGGTAGTGAATCAAAAACAACGGTTTCGTCTATGGGTACCTCTTGATCCAAAAGATTAAAATACTTGTCGTCTTTCTCTATCAGTGCCAGTGCCTCTACATATTTACCTGCTTTGTCTACCCGACTCGCTTGTATGATCTTATCCATCTCAAACACCTACCTTTGCCCGTAAAATGAGGAGGGGAAAATGCTAAACGAGACAAAACCGGGTAACCCATAACTTTCTATCAATACCTCTCCACTGGGATATACACCTAGAAATTGAATAGATCTGGAGTAGTCTGCAAAGTCGATCATCAGACAACCAACGCGGATTACACCACTTGGACGAAACCCAGCCGGGAGGTTGAATAAAGGTGTGCCAAACTCAGTTTTAGTCCCTGAGCAAGTGCCATAAAGGTGGACGTAGCCGAATTGATCCTTGTAGTAGCAAACCCCTTTGACTTCACCTGCTTGTACGTACCAACCATTCAAAAACGTAGGCGTGTACTGCCCCGCGGGTTCGCCTTTCAGGGCGTATGCTCTGAGATCATTTATACTTGGGGCCCCTACATGTTTGGCCATCAGTATTACATCCCCGGTCTTACCATTGACGGATGTTACACCAAATTTCCCTCCCCCTTGATCTTTCATCTTCTCCAGCCATTCTTTCCACTCTTTTTCAAAGTCTGCTGTACGGCTTTCAAACCATTTCTGGAATTGGTTGAAAATCGTAGTCGTGTCGGCTTGTATAAGAGAGTTCACAATGCCACAAACGGTTTTGTTGAGCCTCTCGTCTGTGATTTGATAGGCTTCGATATAAGATTTACCTTTTACAATCTTTACTTGTGCTAGACTGATTTCAAACACGTTATCGTTACGTGTTAATGCAGGAGGGCTGGGAGTAGTCGAGGGTGTCCCTTCTTTTACAAAAGCCCTTACGTATCGATGATCTAGACGTTTGTCCAACCTTACTACGACTCGGTCAATGCGGTCTAGCGTGGCATGTGGATAAGGGTGCTGTAGATTTAGCTTCGTATCCTTGACGGCATACAAGTACCCCTGTAACCAGGCATAGCCCGGTTGAATATACGTTTCCATGTTTTTGCCCGTACTTTCTACCTTAAGATTTGTTCCGCCGTTAAATATGCCGTCACTAAGGACTTGCCTGAAATATTCCGCAAATTCGTCTGCCGTGTAGAGTCGCTCGTCCGTATCCGTCGAGTCAAAAAATCTGTAGGTTTCTGCCAAGCTTATCAACTCCTTAATTTTTGTCTAACTGCTTCCGCAAGTGTAGGAATACTGTTGCCGAAAATCACATCAACACGAATACCCCCAGGTTCGTAAACCTCTACAGCTTCTGTGATTCTTGTATTCATTGTCAGTCCCCACTGGCGATTTAGCACAGTTACGACATCCCCTAAGTCGTAGTCCTTACGATAGGTTAGATTAGATTTTGTAAGTATCTTGGCTTCGAGGGATGCTACCCTTTTTACTTCGGATAGTTTTTCTTGTCCCCGATCCGCCAGCATTTTCCTGATTTGTTCTTCTGAGAGAGGTTCTGAGCCCTCCTCTTGAGTCCCAACGTCTCTGGCATCCACAAACATTTCATGCCTATTTAGACCTGTTGATGTACCTACCGTAACGATTTTTCGATCTTCTCCCTCACCCTGCCCTGCGACCACAGCTATGTTTTTATGTCCAATTGCACTACTTATATAGCTTTGGCTTTCGATGTTATCGTAGTCCGTGGAAAAAATAGCAGGAGGGCGTATATCCTGATCCGCCGTTAGGTTTCGTCCGGTAAGCATGTCAAACACATACCATCGATTTTCGATATCTAACGACACCTCCCAACCCATTTGAGACATCAAGCTCAGTTTCTCCACTTCTTCGGCCAGTGGTTTATATCTGGTCTGAAACTGGATTTTCTCCCCGCGTCCTTGGTCAGGCGCACAAATGAAACCTGGGATACTACGTTCTCGGTCAACTGAATTTATACAATTATGTTTTACTATTTGCTTTACAATGGTTTCGATGGGCGCGTTCATATAGTCATAGGCTTTTCCTTCGGGCGGGTACGTGATACGCCTCCCGATTAGATTAGCCAGCATACTACCCTTAATGATGAGTTCCTCTTCTCCATCTTCACCCATCGTAATTTCCCGATACTTAATCATGGCCGCCTCTTGCGGGCGACTAGCTTTAAATAGGATCACGTCTTCTTGGAGCTTATCTGCATTTTGCATGAAAGGATGTATATGCAATTCGACCTCACCGGGTCTGTGCCAGCGCCTGATCCATTGCAGAGATGTATAAGCATCTACTTCACCCAAAAGATTAAAATCCGTGTCGATGAGTCTGATAGGCTCCATCCTTACACCCCCACGTATCGGTTTTTATAGCTGACGATCACTTTTGTTTTGCTACTATCATTTCCGCTGTTATACTCCAGTATGTTTTTTCCAACCACCAGTTGAAAAAATGAGCTGGCGAGATCGATGTAGTGGAACGCATTCTCCACCCTACCGCTTGCGCGAACAATTTCGACTCTTTTCTTTCCAAATGTAGTGTCAATATGAAGAATGTCATTCTCACTTAAATCCCGTTTAACCCGAATGAATTGCCCCGTGGTTCGGTTATACACGGTGGGATTCTGAGCTGGCCCTCTAAATTCGATGCTCACGGGCGTTTCTACGTCCCCAGTATTCTCAACGCCGCGCTGAAACGACCGTTTAGAAAATGACACGGGCAGCCGAAGGGAAAACTTATAGCCTCCCATGACATAGCTCATCTGACGGCTTGTTGGATTCACATCTGACCAGTAAGGATTGTGAGCAATGAGGGGGATAGAAATCCGGCGTACTTTAGGCGTTTTTTTATCGTAACCTGAAAGAAAGATAGGAGAACCGTCAGGAACTGGTTGAATAGCCCTTTGTCCTCCAGCAGATGCGTATACTAACTTTCCTTCACCTAATTTTGGATTAAAAATTTGATTTAATGTTCTCTCCAGTTCCAACCGCTGCTTACTGTCTTTCGAGACAATCAATAATTCCATTTTGAGTTCTCGCGGTTCAAGGTAATTATCAATATAGATTTCCCCATCCTGGTTAGCAGACTTTCCGGTCTGAAAGTTCGTGGTTGCGCGTCCCGGGTCAAAATCAATCAGCTTGAATGGGGATTTGTCAATGTTAATGCTCTGACCGCGAGAATTTGTAAAAGTGATCATGTGACAAACCCCCATTCTAAGCCTTGTCTTTGTTGAGCCCGGCGTAGTTTTCGTCCCATTTCAGCGGGTGAAGTGCTATCCGTATAGATGTTTATGTTGGCAGTATACCCACCACTAGAAACGCCGCGTGCCTTTTCTCCGGCAGATAGAGGCGTGACTCTCACACTGCTTCCACTCTTTTCAATGAGTTCCGGACCAGCTTCCCCGACTATGGCAGACCCAGATCCAAATACATTACCGCCTTTTGCAAGCATGGGAATATGGGGAATGATCGGTGCGTCTACCCCGGGAATTTTGTTTAATAGCTCAGCCGGCAGGTTAAAGCCATCGATAAACTTGTTGATAATCCAAATAATCCCGTTTAGTACGGCCTTGATCCCTGTTTTAATGCCTTCCCACACATCCAGTACAATTCCTTTCATCCCTTCAAAAGCGCTGGTTACTTTTTCTGTAATGGCCTTAACTGGCTCAATAATGACGCTTTTCATGCCGTTCCATACAGCACTTGCTGCCGATTTAATCCCATCCCAAACGCTTTGCAGAACACTTTTGATCCCGTTCCAAACGGAACTGCTGACCGTTTTAATGGTGTTCCAAACGGATGAAATAAAGTCCCCTATGCCTTGGAAGACGGGGGTAGCAATGGATACGATACCGTTCCACAGACCCACCAGAAAACTTTTAATGCCATTCCAGACGGCAGCACTCACGGTTTTGATGGTATTCCACACGGAACCGATAAAATCGCCGATGGCCTGAAAGATAGGAGTTGCAACGGAAACGATGCCGTTCCACAGACCTACTAAAAAGCTCTTAATTGCATTCCATACCGTGCTGCTCACCTCTTTAATGGTGTTCCAAACGGAGCCAATAAAATCGCCTATAGCTTCAAAAACGGGGGTCGCAACATACATAAGAGCGTCCCAGATTGCTTTTAAATACTGGGTAATATATCCCCAAACGGCACTGGTTACCGTAGAAATAACATCCCAAACCCCTTGGATAATCGATCCAATCGTCTCAAAGATAGGGGTCACAAACTCGACGATCCCGTTCCAAATCCCCACCAAGAAATCCTTGATGGCATTCCAGACCGCGCTGGTGGTATCGGAGATAGACTGCCAGGCCGCTAAGCAAGTGTCCACAATGCCGTTCCACAGGCCCACGAAAAAATCTTTGATACTATTCCACACCTCGCTGGTGGTATCCGAGATAGACTGCCAGGCAGCGGAACATGCTGATTTGATGCTTTCCCACGCCTCGGACAGGTACGATACGATGGAATTCCACAAATTAATAAAAAACTCTTTGATGCTATCCCAATTCATGATGATGGCGATCACGCCAGCGATGGCGGCTATGATAAGGCCAACAGGGCCCAAAAGCCCTAAAAATGAGCGACTCAGTAGGGCAAGACCTGCTTTCATGACTCCCATCACCTTTGTAGCGGTGCCCAATATGAGGAGTAACGGACCAATAGCGGCGGCAACTGCTGCAATGATGCTGATTGTTTTTTGCATTTCTGGAGAAAGCCCTTGAAACCATTTCAACACTTCGGTGACTTTTTTGACAATGGCTTCTAGAGCAGGCTTCAACTTATCATAGATGATCAAAGCCACACTCTCAAAAGTAGAGGCCATCTCCTTGACTGAACCTTGTAGGTTTTGAGTCATCGTATCGGACATCTGTTTGGCTGTTCCATCAGATTGCTCCAGGTTCGTTGTCATGGTTTGAAGTTGGTCAGAGCCTCTACCAAGCAAGATAGCCCAGTGTTTGTAAGCTTCTGCGCCAAATAGCGTGGAAAGCGTCGCTGATTTTTGCTGATCGGTCATCCCCTGGGTACCCTTTTCGATTTCTGCAATGAGATCCGGCATGCTTTTCATCTTCCCTTGCGCATCAAAAAACGAAATCCCTGTAGCCTTCATGACTTTTTCCATTTCAGCGGTCGGCTTCGCCAGTCGTGTTAAGGAGGAGGCAAAAGCCTGCCCGGCAATAGACCCTTTGAGTCCTGCGTCTGCCAAAAACATCATCGCTGCCGAAGACTCCTCTAACGACCAGCCGAATTGGTTAGCGACAGGCGCAAGGTATTTCATCCCTTCCCCGAGCATTTCTACTGTTGTATTGGAATTTGACGAGGCATACGCAAACACGTCTGCCGCGTGCGTGGCCCGATCCGCGGACATGCCAAAGGCTTGCATGGTATCTGAGGTGATATCTGCTGCTGTTCCTAACTCCAATGCACCAGCAGCCGCTAAATCTAACATCCCGGGCATGGCCGATATGATATCTTGTGCATTCCAACCGGCTAATCCTAAGTATTTCATGCCTTCTGCGGCTTCTGAGGCACTAAAAACAGTCGTAGCCCCTAATTCCTTTGCCGTTTCTTGCAGATCATCAAAGTCTTTTCCCGTCGCTCCTGTGATGGCTTTTACGGTGGACATGGCCGCCTCAAAATCCATGCCCATTTTGATCGAGGCGGTCGCAAGACCTACGACCGGAACCGTTAAACCGGCAGTTAGTGCCTTTCCAACACCCGTAAACTTTTTTCCTATCGTCTCCGTATCTTTGGTCAGCTTTTTCATTTCCTTATCAAAGCTTCGGATGTCCGCCCCGATTTTCACAATTAACGCCATTTCATTTCTTCACCCCACTTTCTGGGCATAAAAAATAGGCGTACATAACTCCTGCACGCCTACCCGAATAATGCTTTTCGCTCTTCTATTTTTTCTTCTATGCTCATGTTTCGTTTATCCTCAAACAGTGGAATTTCACTTGTTCCTTTTTTCCTCTTTACATTCACTTCCGCATTCACAATGACGTTTCTTAACAATTGAGCATCTTCCTTCATCTTTTCGAAATGTCTGTCTAGTAAAAGATGGAGATCCCAGGGTGTTAACTCAAGAAAATCACTCATGGACAGACGCAGATCAATCAAAGCAGCCTGCATACACTGCTCTAAATATTCATCGATCGTTATTTCTTTTTCTTTTTTTTTGCTATCTGTTCTTCTGCCTGGCGAGACTTAATTTGAACGGAATCTTGAAGGATCTCCATGAAATCTTCCATGTAGATTTCCGATAAAATATCATCCAAAATGTCCATCGCTTGTTCAAAGGTATATTCTTGCCCTTTTACCCCATTTAGCCCAAACCAGAAGATTTTCGCGAGCTTCCCAGGGTCTTTTTTAATTTCCGCAGACCCTTTTTCGGTCATCATATCGATACCATCATCACGCATTTTTAACAAGGTGGAATAGGTGATCCGGATTTTGTATACCGCGTCTTCCAAATGAAATTCGGTTACTTTTTTCATTCTTTCGTTTCTCCTTTTCCGGGAATGGTTTCGATCATTTGCAAGGCTCCACTGCCTTGGAAGCTTAACGAGTAGGTCACTAAATCGTCATACGGCATTTCAAGTGACGCATCGGTAATGGTCGCCTCTCCGGCATACCTGCGCCCACTCGGGAGTTCAATGTAGATTTTTACGTTTTCACTATTTAACCAAGCATCTTCAAGCTCTTTATACGCTTGGTCACTTTCGACAAACACGCCGTCCGCATCAATCGACCATTCTTTGAACCCTTGTAGGGATTCTTTCCAGTAGCCTTCCGTGTCCTTACTCGTCGCATCTATCGTCTCAGCGCTTCGGCTGATGGTTGCACTTCGTTGGCCAGCAAGAATTTTTCCTTTCTCCTTGGCGCTTCCAACGAATAATTTGCACTTCATGCCTGCTAATTTAGTCGCCATGCTATTCACTCCAATCCAGTTTTATTTTGTATTCGATGGTCGCCTGATACAGGGATTCCGCGATCTCCTGAACCTCCCGGCTCACCACGGATTGATCCATCAAAAAAGCACCTTCAACCTCTAATTCTGGGGTTAAAGATGCTTCTATTTGTTTCAGGATATGGATGGACTCTTTCTTTCCCTTTGCTTCAGAGAATACGTCAAGGGTAAGCGTAACAATCTCACCTGTGCTTGTTTTGGTTTCGAAAGGTTCCGAATACACACGAGAAAACGTCACATAGGGCAGCAACGTTTTTTCTGGCACATAGTCATATACCCCTTTAATCATCGGCATAAGAGCCGTATCCGACGTTAAACGCCTGTATACAGCCTCCTGTACTTCATATAGTTTCGTCACGGCTAAATATCCTCTCCAATTCCTTGTTATACCTGCCTTCGGCATGCTTTTCCGCTATAGACATAAACGGTTTTTTCGGCATTTTCCCCCGATTTGCGCCCTTTTTATTTTTCCGCTGCCGTGTGCCATATTCGACCAGGTGCCGATGTGCGCCTTTCGGTTTTCTTGGCACAACGGTGGCAGATAAGCCACCTTCCATATATTTCGGGCGAATGCTTCTTTTCAAATCGCCGGGTTTGCCTTTGGATTTCTTTCTGCCGGCAGGAGATGAGGGGGCTAAACTTTTTCCCTCTTTTTGGATGCTGGTTGCAGTTTTCTTGACCAGCACGATGGCAGCCTGCTTTCTTTCCATTTCAAATAGTCCGATCTTCCGTACCGTCTCTGGTACCCCTAACACTTGGATGTTCGCCATTAGATTTTCTCCACACAATGAAGGATCAACGTGCGATTCGCTTCATCCACATTGATGATGTGCTGGATATCAAAGAGCCGCCCACTGTAGCTGACGACATGTGAGCGGTCGATATCCTTTCTATAGCGGATCATGATAGAGTGTGTGACTTCTGCTTGGGTTTGCTGAGACTGCCAGTATTCGCGTCCTCGCAACGGCCTAATGTTAGCCCAGATCGTGGCTACATCCGCTAGACCATCGTCATATCCTCCAGCACCATCCGGATTAGGTGAAGGCTTCTTGATTGTGATCCTCTTATTTAGCTTTCCCGGGTTCATGTTGCAGACACTTCCCTCAATTGCAAAATCATCGTTTGCAGCGATTGTTTGAGTTTATGCAGCGTCCTATCATCCATTTCATAATGGATGGCGACCCATACCATCACGGCAAGCTTGTACAAAGCATGATTGGATTCTGTGACTCCAGCATTGGCAAGATATTCTTTGGCGGATTCCAGAAGAATGGCGAGTGTCTGATCTCCCGCATCGTCATCCACCCGCAGGTATTCCTTGACTTCTTCCAAAGAAATGTTAGCCATTCACATCATCCGCCTTACTTCGCTTAGACTTGGGTGTTCCAGCAGGTTTAGCTTCTTCTGATTCCTTCTTCGGTTGTTCGGGTTGTTCGGGTTGTTCAGGCTTTTCGGGTTTCTCTGGTTGCTCCGGTTCCCCCGGAGAGGGATTAGGGAGTTTGTACTTTGGCAATCCGGAATGCAGATTTCAATTTGATTTGGTGATCAAACCAAGCTGTGACCACAAACTGTTCAATGCCTGTTTTTACGTCTTTTTCTCGATCATATAGCGCATTTAAGTCATAGTTAAAATGCGAATAGGCAAAATCGCCAATGACCGGACTCTCCGCAGAGTCGCAAAATACAACCGGCTTGCCTAATACTTGTTCCGGCTGTGCCGTATACAGCGTTGCACTGCCATTGGCTAAGATTTTGATAATGTTCTTGTAATCTTGGTAACGCATGACGATTGTAGCATTTTCCCTGTAATCCTCATGAAGATCCGCAATCGCATCGGTAATCGCATCAAACATATTTTCTGCCACAATTTCTTTAATTCCTGATTTATAAAAAGACATATGCTCTTCCCCTGTTTTGGGCTTGGTTGCAAACGCCACTTTCTTTTCTTTGGCTGCTACGCCAGACTGCAAAGCCGTTTCGACATAAGATACTAAATTTGCATCGGAACCATTGATGACCGTCTCGGACACGCCCGCAAGCACCTTGAATTTATTTCGTCCGAAGGTAACGGTATCTCCATCTGCCTTCATCTCTTTAGCCGTTTCGGTGTCGGCAATAAAGTCATCGTCATCCAGTGTGAAATGGAGTTTGGGGATTTCCAAGTTTGTAATCTGTGTAACCGATGAAAGTTGACGCAATGGGTTTTTTACAGTCGGTTCAACCAAAATGTCCGTCGATACGGTTTTAGGTAAGAATTTGTTACCGCCTGTCGTATCGTTATCCCCTAATGCCTGAAACACGTCTTGCGTAACAGCTTGTTTCTGCATGGTGGCACGGATGAGTTCAGCCTTTGCTTGGATTTTCTTCTGCACAGGATCTGCGGTGTTTTGGATTCCTTTGTCCGCTTTTAGTTTTGCCGCCTGTTCAGCTTCAAGCGCATCATGCTGCTGTTTCACGACATCAAAGCGCATTTTCAGATCCTCTTTGGATTTTTGCAGGGCTTGAATAGCTTCCATCGTAGTGCTAGGATCGATAGCTTTGGCCGCTAGATCACTTTCTGTTTTTTGAAGTTGCTGACCAATGGTGGCTAGATTTTGTTTCAACTCATAGAGTGTTTTCATTCAAAAATTCCTCCTAAAATGGTTTGGATATAGGCTGCATGTGCCTTTGATTCATCGGCAATTTGTTGTCTTTTTGCCATATCACCCGCTGAAATAGGGGTTTGTTGCTGTGAAATCAGTTGTTTTGGAACATTTTTGTATCTATTCATACATGCATCGCTTATAGATGCAGCCATCGTATTAGCTTCCTGAACAACATCGCATAAGCCGTATTCAAAAGCTTCATCTGCGGATAGCCACGTTTCTGCATCTAACATTTCCTGCAACTTTTCATCGGATAATTTATCCCCTGCTTTTTGCAAATACACTTGTTTGCTGGAGTTGCCGATACGGTCCAGATCATCGGCTATTTTTCTCATTTCCGAGGCGTTTCCCCAGGCATATGTCCATGGGTTGTGAATCATGAGCATGCTATTTTTAGGCATATAAATCGTGTCACCTGCCATGGCAATGACACTTGCAATCGATGCCGCTAACGCATCTACATAAACATTTACTTTTGCTTTATGCCGTTTCAGCATATTATGAATGGCAATTCCCTCAAAAACAGATCCGCCTGGACTATTGATGTAAAGATTCAGGTTTGATACGTCACCCAAGCGATCTAAGTCCTCTTTAAAAGAGGTTGCACTTGTGTCGACTTCGTCCCATTGATACGTAACGATATCCCCATAAATAAAAATGTCCGCTGAACTGGAACCGTCAGCCGACATCTTCATCTCCCAAAACGTGTTCTTTTTTGGTTTCCCCACGCTCTTTCACCCCCTTTCGCTCTGCCGGGTCCATGTTTAAAGGGTACATGTCACCGGAGATCCAAAGCTCAGCTGCCTTTCCGCCTTCTGGCGGTAAATCCTCATACATCCTGACTTCATCCGGCTTCATTCCAGCGCTTCGGAGCATCATTTGATAAAACTGCGTCCTTGCCGCTGTATCTCCGCGTAATAGTGCGCCAAGATTAAATTTAAAGTAATATCCGGCTTGTCTTTCTTCTGACGTGAGCAGTTTTCGATTCATTTCCTGCTCATATTGACGTACGGTAGGCGTTAACGTCATTTGGACAAACTGGATCATCATTTGCTCTGCATGGCTTCCCTGTCCTTCCTCATTGAGAAAATTCACAGGCAAATTAAACACATTCGCTACTCTGGAACGTGTGATTTTTTCAGAAGCCAGTGTGTCCGAAGCGACATACTTACGCTCCATATTCGTCACCGTTACTCCTGGCTCTTGGAACAAGATTCCACCATTTTCTTTGTAAAATCGCTTGAAATCATCTACAATTCGCTGTCTTTTTTCAGTGTCTACACTTGCCCCATATTCCAAAATAAAACTGTCTTTCTTCTGCATTTCAGACAAACTAAATTCTTGAACTGCTTTGTCATATTCCAGGGTATTTTTCAGCACCTCGATGGGACTAATCCCTTTCCAGCGAGCCGCGCCCGTGATGTGCTTCACATGAAACATGTTCATGTTGTGCAGGTAATACGTTCCGTCTATTCCCCGTACTTCATACCATAAATGGCCGTCATCTTGATTGAGAATAGGGGTCACATAAACCGGGTCAATCGGAATTAAGGCCTCAGGCTGTAGCCTGATGTCCCTCATAATCACGGCATAGCCGTTTCCTGTTTCATTGCGGGAGACTTCCATTTTATTCAGCCATTCAAACCCGGACATATTAGAATTTGGGTGATGAATCAGCATATCCGCTGTCTCATTCATTTGAATGTCGTAGTCTTTGTATAGTTTCAGTGGCAGGCAAGATAGGGCATTTGCAAGGCGGCTCACCACACTAAATATGGTTTCATTGGTCGCCAGTTTCGTGTTATCGATTCCCCAGAACCTTCGCCCAAACCACGTGGAGAAATCACCGGAGCCGCCTTTCCAGCCTGATATAGCCCCTCTCACGGCAGATTTCATTTTTCCAAACCATTTCACATTTCCACCTCCTCTCAATGAAAGAGATCGCCGACAGAAAGAAATTCAATGTTTCCATTTCCTTTCGGCGCTACAAGCTTTTCCATGACGAAAACATGAGCATTTAATAACGCTGCAAAACCGTCAATTTTCCGGTATCTGTTTTGTTTCGTCGGATGCCAATTTCGGTTACGATCCTGGGTTAATTTCACGTTATTGATATACCATCTGAGTAATTTGTTTTCATTCGTTATCACTTTTCCGTCGTAAAACATTTCTTTCAAGTCGGAAAGTGGTTTGGTTAGTGTCTCGGCTCCCTGTCTGACAATCTCGGTTTGAAATCCGTAGGATTCTAAAGCCTTAACCAGACGAAACGCCTTCGCCCTATCGTAAGCGATCTTTTCAATACTGAATGTTTTGGAATGGTTAACGAACCAGTCATAAATCATCTCATACTCCACATATTCGGCTTCACAAACCGTCAACGATCCATCCTCTACAAACTGCATGTATGGTATTTTCTCATTGTTAGCCAGCACTTTCTTTCGAGGTATCCAAGAATGAGATAACACAAATATTTCTCCCGTATCTAACGGAAATTCAAGACAGGCTGAGGTGAAGTCCTCTGACTCTGATAGGTCAAAAGATCCTATAGCCGTCTTCCCGTTTAAGGAATCGATATCTAAATGCTTGTTATTTTTCCTAAGCGTGTTGAAGTCAATAAAAGACATTTCATCTGCTTTTACAAAAATATTGAACCGTTTGACAATCATATCTGATCGTTCAGCAGGAATGTTTTTTCTTTTCTCCCACGCATTTTTCAGCTTTTCAAGGTCATAGGTGACCCCTAAGTTAGGATTGGCTTTCCCCCACATGTCGGGGTTATCGATTTCTTCTTCACTATCTAATTCAGCCATATAATAAAAAGTGCGTTCGTCTGAAACTACACCCTCAAGGACATCTGCACCAAGCTCATAATAATCTACTAAGGGACCGTCTAGCTGATAGCCGGCAGTCGTAATATACAGTAGCAAAGGCTGTTCCCGTGTATCTGTTGAGTTTTTGATGATGTTGATTAAATCGTAATTTTTATACTCATGAATCTCGTCAAATACCGCCAAATGCGTGTTTAACCCGTCCAGTTTTTCTGAATCAGACGCTTGAGGTTCAATGATTGAATTGGTTTGCTTGTATTCGATCACATCCCGTAATGCTTTCATTTTTTTCTTAAGCTGCGGGGAGGCTTTGATCATTTTTTTACATTCATCGAAAATGGTCTTGCGGACCTGTTTCATACTATTGGCTAATACATATACATCGGCCCCCCGTTCGCCATCTTTTGTGCAACCATAGATGGAAATTCCAGATGCAAGTCCCGATTTTCCGTTTTTTCTGGCAATAAAAATAAGACCCTCTGTAAAGCGTCTTAATCCCGTTTCTTTATGCACCCAGCCATACAGATTGCCAAGGATAAAATGTTGCCAGGGTTGCATGATCATCTGTTTAAACTTTCCCTTAGATGGTTTGCAGAACCTTTCTATAAAAACAATAGGACGATGACCTTTTTCCTCATCGAACACATAGGGAAAGTCCTTACTTCCTTGTCTTTTTAGATCATCTAAATGCCTTTTTCCAGCTAACATCACCTTATGGCTTGCCAAAATGTGACCTTGTACCACCTGCTCAGCATACCAATTCGTTAATAACTCGGAAGAAGGTTGCGATAAGATCCCCGGAAGATTAGAAGTCGTCGAAGTCATCGTCATCTTCACTCACTACTTTCTTGCGCTGAGCAGGCGTTAATCCAAGTGATTTCAACAGGTTATTGAGTGTTTGTACCGTCTTTGTCAGTTCGATAGAAAGGGGGTTTTTTACTAAATTTGTGGCTCCTGCTTTATTGGTATACTCATACATAAGCTCTGAATTCTTGATTTCCTTCTGAAGCCGTCGATAAAACTGGTGCGTTTCAATGTACAGCTGAATCAATTGTTCATCGGATTCTTCATACGTTTCTCCTAAATATTCCCTGATGAGTTTGGAAGTAGGTACCGCCATTTCAGGTTCCCCCCCTTCATGAAAAATTTATATTTGGTGTAAACGATGG